AAATGCCGCTGGCGAGCGTCGCCCAGAAGGTGCTCCTCCAATATGGCCACCAGAGTCTGCTTTCCGTAAAATGCGTCGTACTGCCGTCAATCGAGACATAGATGCCGTCCTTATCCCAGAAGGGATAGCAGAGCCGGATGGCAATGTCATAGGTTCCGGCGCTTGAAACGGAAAAGGTATAGGTGGCAGAGCCAGCATCACCGAGAGTAGCCACACCGTTTTCAAAGGATACGATTCCGGAGTAGGTGCTTGTTGTTCCGTCCGCGTCCACATAGATGGTGCCAAACTCTGTGTGCTGCTCCTTGCTGTAGGCTGTCAGGTAGTGCCGTCTGTTATAGGTTCCGTTCATCAGCGGATATTCGTAGCTTGTGGCATCCCGGCCTTCCATGAAGTCGTAGACCTGCGGAAGCGCCCAAGGCACCATATCGTAATCATCCCAGTATGCGAGGATCGGGATGAAGGGCTGCGGAGGAGCATTGTCCGTGAAGTTATACTGTCCGGTCATCCAGTTCTTTGCCGCGTAGTAGGTATTTGACGTCCCGCGATAGGTTTTACCGAGGTTTGCGGGGAGATCATAAATCTGCCAGTTCCAGCCGTATGCAGGCAGGCCGAAGAAGATCTTCTCCGGATTCATGACCGTGACCGCGTAGTCGTAAATGCCCTCAAGCCAGTCCCTTGGAGAGACGGCACCGGGAGCAGAGCCCGCCCACGCCATACCGTAGCTCATGATGGCCGCCGTATCGCAGTAAGCGTCAAGGTCGCCGTAAACGCACCAGTTCTCACCGCCGACCGAACCATTAATGGAATTCATACCCGGTAGGCAGATGTTCATGAGCTTGCTGCTGTCATAGCCTTTTACCGTGTTATAGATATTCCGAAACATCGCCGTGGAGGCAGCGTGCGTGGAATATCCGTCGCCTTTTTCAAGGTCGATGTCAATGCCGTCGCACCACGGATATTTTTCCATGATGCGGACGATCTCCGAAAGAAAGGTATCCTGTGCGCCGTCCGTATTATCCCGGAGAGCTGCAAAGATACTGTTCGTGCCATCATTGGATATCGTCAGCAGCCATTTGATGTGCGGCCATCGATTGATGTATGTCAGCATATTGGAAATGGCCACGCCGCTTTCTGTGATGACACCGGTGCGTGATACCTTAAAAGAAAAGAGACCTACCTGCGAGAGACGGTCTCCATATGCGGCAAGCGCCTGATACATTCTGGAATTGCCCATGAATGTCCAAACCATACACTTGCGGCCTTTCAAATAATCATAGCTCACAGGGCATCACCTCCGTCCTGCATTTCCTGAAATTCTATATAGATGCGAGCCGACTTTTTATCCTCCACAGTAATCGGGTGCTTGCTGTCACCGGCAGCAGAGTATTGAAAAAAGCCGTCCTTAGTGGTCGCTGCGCCGTTCTTCAGACATTCCCTCGTAGAAGCGAAAAGGTCAAACTCATCACCGGCAGTTGCGGCAGCTTTGAAGGTCGCCTTATGGGCACCTTCACCCAGCGCAAGCGAGATGCTTCCTGCAGCCATTGACTGAATCGGATAGACCTTGTAGTCGAGACCGGCAGCGGTGGAGCCGAGGTTGAAAATGACGCAGGTCGCAGCGGAGCGGACGATGCCGTTATAAAATCTCTTTCCGGTTGTGGCATCATCGCCGTCGTATTTTTCCAGAAGCGTTCCGGTGTTGATGACAAAGCCGGTGACCTTGTCGCCTTCCTGCAGCATGAGGTCGGTAAACCAGACTGAGCCGGTGCAATCTATGACGGTGGGTTTTACCGAGATGTTTACGACGCGTTTATCCTGCTTTTTTGTAATTGTCTCTGTAAAGCGTGTAAACTCCGGCATTTATCCGTCCTCCGTCCATTGAATTTCTGATACATGACCTACCCAGCCGGTTGCGATGGAGCCGCCCTGCAGGAACATATCTGTGATATAGACAGTGCCGGTGCAGTCGGTTACGCATACCCGGATGGTAATCTTTGTTACGCGGCCATACTGAGGAGAGACGTCCTGCGCCACGTGTGTAAATGAAGCCATAGCAATCCCTCCCTCAGATCAGGTCAATAAATCGTGTTTCCGTTGTGCCGTCCTCGTATTCGAAGGTTACCTCAATGCCCACCTGACCGCTGCTGCCTTTTACAAGATTCTCGGAGGCAATCTGCGCCGAGAAGGTATAGCACTGCCGGTTGGCGGGCGTTATGGTCTGCGATAGGCTCTTTGTGGTATTCAGAGCGCCTTCGCATTTGAAGGAGGCCGTGCCGGATACGCCATTGTCCGCATCCACGCTGAAACCGGAATTCTGCCAGTAGGTCAGGCCGGAGTCTGCTCTTGAATTGCGCAGGTGGTTAAAGGGCACCAGATCCTTCATTTCCTGACTGTCGATGAGGTCGGTGGACTCCAGTGTGTCAGCGGCACTGTCCCAGCGGGAGGAAGAATCACCCAACTCCCGGAGTGTGGTGGAAAGCTCCAGCACGGTATTCCAAGGCTCCTGCAGGTTGTATTCTCTGCGAACGATTCTGGTCTTTACAGACAGGTTCAGGTCGTCATCCTTTACCATGACCGTATCGCCCAGTTCCCAAGTTTCATGCTCGTAGCCGGTCAGCACCGATAGATCCATCGCATTTAGCACGTAGGAGATACGCGGAGAGGCGTAGTCCGCAAGGCGCATATTGGCATATTCCAGCATCTGGTACGGATTGGTGAAGTTCGAGCAGTCCAGCGTAGCAATTCGTATCTCAGAGGTATAGGTTGTGTCCTGCACATACTCGTTGCCGCCATTGATCGAAGCAAAGGTCATGCCGTCCTTACCATAGGCGTAAAGCCTTGTAATCAGGCTGGTCGTATCAATGACGCGTTGAATGGATTTCATATTTTTCTTGTAGCAGAACAGTACGCCGGAATCCTCACCGGAGAAGGTCAGGAGCTTCACGATCCTGTTTGCGTTATCGAAAATCAGGTCGCCGCCGTGGATGTTCTGTACTGCCCGAAGGATTGCCAGCGCGTTTTTCTCAGAGCAAGTCCATGTACGCTTTGTGGAGACGTTGATCGTTCCCACATCCCAGTCGGTGCCCTGCAGGGCGTATGCCATCGGTACGTCTGCCGTATCTGCGTTAAAAGTAATCTCATCCTTCTTTACGGAGTAGGCAAGATCATAGAATGCCGCCTCCGCGTAAACCGTGGTGATAGCTTTGCCGCTTTCTTCCTTGTCGTCTGTAATGGTGCGGATGCGGTAGGTGTCGCTGACAATGCGCACGGTCTTTTCGTTATCGATATAGGCGCGTTTGCTGTCCTGAAACGGCAGCTTAAATTCCAGCTCATCCACGCCGTTGATCTCACTGGTCACGATGATGTCATAGGCGTTATCCAGCACAGCCTCCACATTCCCGTCCGAGTCCAGAATGACCGGTCTTGCATAGCCGAGCTTGGTGTAGAGTGGCTTTGGATTATCGTACAGACTGATGGAGACAAGTGTAGGTGTCCTCGCCGTATTTGTTGTAGCAAGCGTCACGCGGTATTTGATGTATTTCTTTGCGGGTGATTCCAGCTCGCCGTTTGCGCCGACGGCCTGCCACTCTGTCCAAGTGGTGAGGTCATCCGAGGTGGCTGTTTCCACAAGCGAGATAGAGGTTTCTCCCGGAGAGTAATCCGCCTTCACAGAAACTCTGCCGTTACCAGTTACGCCACAGTCCCTTGCTGCAGTAATGAGCTGTCCGCTTGACGGATAGACAGAGTCTGTGGCTCGAAGCGTGACTACATCTGCTGTTGTCAAGCCGTCTACATCACCGGTCAGATCTGCGCCGTTTGCAGAGAGCAACTCCAGAAAATATTCTGCAAGGTCATCTGCTGTAAGGTCAGAGTCGCAGTCGAGGAACCAGTCATCAAAGCCACCTGCATACCAGTAGGAATCCGCGTGCATTCCCCAGATGAGGTCGGCTACGCAGCTGCGGTTCAGCTCTCCGGTAAAGGTCAGCACGCTTGACTGCCATACCGTGCCGGAGCTCTTATCGCCAAGGATATACTGCGCTGTCTTGGCGTTTGGCTTAATCACACAGGCAATAAAATACCAATAGCCGTTCTGCAGAGAGAACGATGGTGTGACCGAGGTATCGAGAATCAGTGAACCGGAGGCGTTATACAGCATGATTCTCGGTTTGCCTCTTATAAGTGACAGATAAAAAATCGGCTGCCCAGAGCCGTAGCGGGTATTCAATATCGGACAGTAGGTGTTACCGACCGAGTAGGTCGTGGGCTTCATCCAGCCGCCGACCACGATAGTATCACCGAGGTTGGAGAAGATGCTGCCGTCGTTCGCCACCTTCAGATAAGTTTTCTCCGAAGAAGGATTATTGATGTTCATCTGGAAATAGCGACCGAAATTCCCGGTTTTCATATCCGCTGTGGTGCCGCTCCAGTTATGGATATATGCTTTGCGATCCTTCCCGGAGGCATCGGCAAGATAATATTCAGAATCAGGGTCTGACTCATTAAAACGCCAGAGTCCATCCGGAGCCCATGCAGCCGGGAACTCACCGGTGAAGGCATCTTGGGTATTAAGTATATTTTTAAGTGCCATGCAAAATCACCTCCATCGGCTTCTGGCCTGAATGTTCAGTTCCGTAAATGTTATGTTGGTTCCGACAGCCGCAATTACGATTGTATTATCTCCGGTATTTAAGACCGGGAAGTTCAGCTCCGACAGAAGCGGGAGACCATTTCGGAGTGTTTCACCGTTGGAATCAACCACCTTTGCCGTCATAAGGTCGGAGTCAATAATCAAGGTTTCTCCGGAAGCAAGCCGTCCAGTGATCCGAAGCTCGCTGCCATTTGTGGTTATGGAGATGTACGAGTCCGTCCCGGAAGGGATCACACCCTTTAAGGAGTAGACCGGATAGGACTCGATATTTCCAAGAGCGCGGGAAGCGGTAAAGGTTCCGGCTTCCGCAAAATCAAAGGTCTCGTCCGATATGGCATAGCCATAAGGGTCTGGGCAGAAAAATTCCAAATCGAAGGTGCAGGAATTACGAACTGCCCGGTCAAAGGAAAATCCGGACGTAAGCCTTGCTTCATACACTCGTCCCGGCTCCTTATCCAGAATGAGCTGGCAGAGGCCGTTGTCCGGATTGAGCCACTCGATAATATCGTCCTTCTTTGATAGAAACTGCGCGTCTGTCTTTCCCGGAGGAATAAAGCAGGAAATCAGTATCTTTCGCTCGGATACCGTTTCTCCGAAATCAAATACGCCGTGTCGTCCGGGCATGGTGATCGTGTTGTTCCGAAGCTCCGGCATCCGATATTCGTTTGTAATCCTTGTCGCAAGTCCCATAGACTGGGAGGTTGTTCCGTTAAATGAAAATCCCATATTACACCAGTCCTTTCGCCCTGCGTCCGGCTGTAAGCAGAGTATTAAGCTGCTGAGAAATCTTCCGGATATCATCGTCGCTTCTGACGCTCATCTCCTCGATATTGATGAGAGGCTGGTCGCCGGAAACGCTGAGGGTTGCGCTGCTTACTGCATCCTGAATCATGGAGCGCAAAGAGCTCACACCGACCACAGCTTCATCACCGGCCTCGCCGCCGCCAAGCAATGTGCCGCCGCTCTGGCCGAAGATGGTCGCGTCCTTTAGGATCATGCCGCCGGACATTGCCTTTTTATACCAGTCCACAGAAAAGTGCGGTATGGACGGCGGGTTCAGCGAAAAGCTGCCTGTTATGGAAAAGTGCGGCAGCTTGATCTTCGGCAGGCTCCAGCTGAAGTTGAATACCGATTTCAGCTTATTTACAATGCCGGAAACGGTGCTCCAGATCGTATTGAACACATTGGAGATCGTATTTTTGATCCCGTTTACGATATTGGAGATTGTACTCTTTATTGCATTGAAGCCATTGCTGATGCCGGACTTCATGGTATTCACCACATTCATGACCGCGCTCTTTATGCCGTTCCATACGGAAGTGACCACGCTCTTTACGGCATTGAAAATCGTAGAGGTCGTAGTCTTGATGGCATTCCAAGCCGTGGTGATGACTGTCTTTATGGCATTCACGACAGTTTCTACAGCCGTTTTTATCGCATTCCAAACAGTAGTCACCACGGTCTTTATCACATTCAGGACGGTCTCGATGATCGTCTTATAGATATTGAAATAAGTGGTTACTACAGTTTTTATGGCATTGAATACAGTCTCAAATACGGTCTTGATCGCATTCCAGATGGTGGAGATGACCGTCTTGATGGCGTTCATCACCGTTTCGACCGTCGTCTTTATCGCGTTCCAAGCTGAGGAGAGGAAGCTGCTGATCGCATTTACCACAGTGGTAAAGGTGTTTTTTATCGCCTCCCAGATGGTGACAAAGAAGTCCTTGATCGCCGTCCATACGGTAATGGCGACTTCCTTGATTTTCTCCCAGAGGTTGATCCAGAATTCCCGGAAGCCTTCGCAGTTGTTCCACAGGTAGATGAAGGCAGCCACCAGAAGTCCGATGGCTGTTATAATCAGGCCTATCGGGTTTGTCGCCATTGTGGCGTTCAGTCCTGCCATCGCGGTCTTGACCGTTCCCATAAGTGATACGACTTTCGGAACAATGGTCATGATCGTTCCGACCGAGGATATGACCTTGCCCACGATGATCAATACCGGGCCGATAGCCGCCACCACCAGAGCCACGGTTACGATGATCTTCTGCGTCCGCTCATCGAGGTTATTGAGCCAGTCCACGAAACTCTGTATGTGGGAAACGATGGACTTGATGTAAGGCATCAGTATCTCGCCAATGGAAATGGCAAGTCCCTCTAAGGCGGACTTTAACAGTGTCAGCTGTCCTTGCAGGTTATCAAGCTGCGTGTCCGCCATCTGCTGCGCCGCGCCAGCGGAATTGGTGATGGAGTTTTGTAAGTCGTCCCAAGTATCACCCGTGTTGGCAAGGAGCGCATTTACGGAGGCAAGGTCTGTCTTGTTGAAAATCTTACTGATGATGTTGTTTTTCTCTTCGGCGGTCATGCCATCCATCGCCGTGTTCATGTCGCCGAGGATGTCGTTAAGGGAGCGCATATTGCCCTCTGCGTCATAAACCTGAACGGACATATCGCCCACGGCAATCGCGCCGTCCTCACAACCTTCCTGCAGGGAGAGGATAACGTTTCTTAAATGCGTACCACCCTCGGCACCCTTGATACCGTTATTGGCAAGGATGCCGAGAGCCGTATTCAGTTCTGCCGTGCCGCCTTTTACATTCCTTGCGGTCGCGCCGATCTTCAGGATACCTTCGCCAAGCTGTGCAACAGAGGTGTTGGTGCTGGACGCCGTCTTTGCCATCTGGTCGACCATCACATCCGCATCGGAAGTCTCCATACCGAGAGCAGACATAGCGTCTGTCACCATGTCGGAGGCTTCAGCAAGCTCCATATCGCCAGCTGCTGCGAGATTGAGGACAGTCGGCAGCGTGTCCATCATTTCCTGTGTGTCGTATCCGGCAAGCGCGAGGTAGTTAAGTGCTTCGGCGCACTCGGTAGCGGAAAAAGCCGTAGTCTCACCCATCTCCTTGGCAAGGGCGGTAAGGGCATCCATCGTATTGACCGACTGTCCATCCACCTCGGACATGGAGTCCTTGGTAATGCCCATCGTGGCCTGCACCTGCGACATGGAGGACTCAAAGTTCGCAGCGGTCGTGACAGTGGCTGTCCCAAGAGCCGTAATGCCTGCCGTCACAGGAAGCATTTTCTTTCCCACGCCGGAAATGCTATCACCCACAGACTGGAGCTTTTCTCCGGCGGCAGTCATTTTCGTCATCGCCGTGGAGGAGTTTTCCAGTTCCTTCTGCAGGTTCTTCAGCTCGTTTTCTGTCTCTACGATCTCACGCTGCCATGCATCGTATTGTTGCTGGGTGACGGTACCGTTTTTGAGTCCAGCATCCATCTGGTCTTGCACGGACTTCAGCTGTGTGAGCTTGTCTTTTGTTTCAGAGACAGCCTGCTTTAAGAGCTTATGTTTTTGTTCAAGCAGCGCGGTATTTGTCGGGTCGAGCTTTAGGAGCTTGTTGACATCCTTTAGCTGCGACTGGGTGCTTTTGATTTCCTTATTGACGCCGGAGAGGGCTTTGGAAAGGCCGGTCGTATCGCCGCCGATTTCCACGGTTATGCCTTTTATTCTGTCAGCCATGCGATTGACCTCCTTCCTGTTAAAATCGATCCATCATTTCCTGAGTTGCCAGCTCTGGATAATCAAAATCGTCGTTGCTCATTTCTGCGTACATGTCGTTCACGGTGCCTATCGTAAGAAGCTCAAGCTCACTGATGGACAGTCCGATCTGGACGCAGCGCAGTAAAAAGAGCGGGGTTGTCATTTCTCGCTCTGTCTGATGATGTTTTTTTTAGATTCCACCTGCTGCTCCACATTGAGTCCCCACAGCTCAATGATCTGCGGGAGAATTTCATAGATGGAGAAGGTGTTAAATTCGTCGAGCCATTCCTCCGGAGAGTTTGGGACATCAGGATTCTGGTGCTTTGCCATCAGCCATGCGATGTTCTCAAAAAGCTCCAGAGAAAAGGTATCCAGAGTGGAGCTTTCTGCGTCGCTTTCGTCGATGCCTTTCTGCAGCTCGTTTAAGTCCTTGTAAATGTCCCTGTGAAACTTATTTCTGTATAGGCGAGGAATGGCGGCAGAGGCGCGAAACTGCACCTCCTTGCCGTCAACCTCGATTGTCTTTGTTACAGCCATATTGCGCCTCCTTACTCACCGGTAGCCGGTGTTGCAGACGGCTCATATACCGAGTCATACCAAGCGGTGTAGATTGCCTCCGTGGTATTGGTGCCGGTCTTGACCTTCACGATACCGGAAGGAAGCGGAGATGCCGTAAGTGAGAGCGTCTCGGTCTGCACCTCAGTAGAGTCCTCTTTGGTGCTGCCGGTAACGGAGGGACGGGTCGCGCTGCAGTAATACATGCAGTGGCGGATCTTCCTCTGGTCGCCGGAAAACTCAAAGAGCAGTGCGAAGTGCTCCGGCTCCACATCCTTGTTCTCCACGATGACGCCATTGGCATCCTCGGTCTCGTGCATGACATCTGTAAGAAAGCTCTCCGGAATCAGCGCCAGCTCAAAGTCGCCGGAATATCCGTTGTTGTTGGAGACCATGTAATATACGGAGTCATCCGCATAGAACGGTTCATTATCGCCCTCCGCGTCAAGTGAGAGGGAGACTGCGCCGGGCATCGCCACAGGTTTTGCAAAAGTGACGGTACCGTCCTCGCCAAGCGTAGCAATAGCATAGTGGCAGTTCTTCAGGCCAAATTTGACCTTATTCTTCTTGTTAGCCATAGTCGTTTATCCTCCTATAATCTGTGTTTGATATAAGACCTCGTACAGCTTCTCCGACTCGATCCACACCTCTGATTTCTCATAAGGCAGGTCGTGTGCGATTAAGATGTCCTCGATATGTGTTTCTGTCTCCGGATCTTTTGCGTCCGTGTATAATTCGATGTTCAGCTCATCAATCTTCTGGAACACCGTGTCATCCGCGAACATATTGTCAGAGCCCGGATATAGAAAAACGAGGAAGGGCGGGTCTGGCGACTCACCTTCGGCAAAGTGGTCGTAGGCGAGCGGTAGCCCGGCTTCCTCTAACATGGTGATTACTTCGTCGTATGTCATATCAGCCGCCTTTCAGTTTCTGTTCGATGGTCTTTACGAGCTTTTCGTTTCCGCGCTCCTCAGCGGCAGCAATATGAGGCTGCGCCGGTGTGCGGCCTCCGCCTCGCTTGGCGTGGCCATGCTCCAAGAGGTGCGCCAGCTGGTAGCGGTTCCTTGAATGCACCACAAGGTCAATGCTCTCTGCACTCTCATGGACGTTTTTGACTGACCAGCTTTTCTTGTATTTGCCAGTGTCAACCGGAGCGCCTGCCTGTATATCCTTGCGAACAGAAGTAGCAGTTTCCTTGACAGCGGCCTTCAGCTCGTCTGCAGCAAGGGCGGCATATTTTTCGAGTTCCTCCATAATGGCATCACTCATCTGATCGATTGATACATTCTGGCTCATGATTTTTTCTCCAGCTCACAGTTAAATTTCAGGCTGTTATGCTTATAGCCCATCGGATTCACATAGGTGATGTTGTAGGTGTGACCTTCCGCGATGATCCGGTATTTTGTCGATTCCACAGCCGCAAGCTCAGAGCAGTAGCGGCAGGTGAATGCGAGGGACTCTTCAGCGCGGATAACCACACCCGTGCTTTCAGAGCCTGTTCCTGTGCCTGTCATCGTGGTATTAGAGCCTACAGTCGCCCAGCAGGAGAAGTAGTCCGTCCAGCCGGTCTTGTGGTTTCCGTATTTATCCACGGTGACCGCGTTTTTCTGAAAGGTGACGCGCACCCGCATAGCCGCTATGTTCATCAGAAGCCCTCCTTCCGGGTGCCGAAGAGAAGATCGCGGAGTGTCATGTTTAACGCATGATGATCAGCTTCCTCTCTGTGCTCGTACAGATAGGCTACGGTGTAAAGTATGGCCACACGAATACGGATCAGTGCTTTTTCTTCATTTGCCATGAACTCATCATCCGTCTGCCTTGTGATGTCCTGCACCTGCTTGGTGGCGGCAGCAATCAGGCTTTCAATGAGCTCATCCTCATCGGAAGATGTGACGCGGAGATATACCTTTGTTTCTTCCAGTGTGATTTCCATGTCCGCCTCCTTAAGCAAAGCTGCCCGCAGAGAAAACATCCCTGCGGACAGCGGTCAATTTGTTATGATCACGCACCTTTGACAGCGAGTCCTTTTACAGCCTCCGGAAGGATGAGCTTGCCGTCCACACGCTCAGAAGCGAGGAAGCCGATCTGGCCATTCGCTGCATAGAGCTCGGACAGACGCTTGAAGGAGCGTCCCTGACGGTCAGCGATCCAGTAATAGCTGAAGTCGCCGAAAAGAATCGGCACATTTCCTGCAGCAAGCTCAGGCGCGTAGATGGATGTACGGTAAGGACGGTTCAGGATCGTGTCCGGCTGCCCGACAACAACAGAGGGCTGCCAGATAAAGTTTCCGGTATTGTCCTTGATCTTGCGCAGTGCCTTGATCGTAGTGTCGTTGAGAATCCAGATGGCCTTGTTCCTATAAACGCTGCGGAGGCTATGGAACAGATCCATAATGTCCTCGAAGCTGATCTTAGAGGCGTCATTGATCGTGGTAAGCGCATCAGTGGTTGCTGCCACTTTGGTGAATACGCCTTCGGGCTTCTTACTTCCGTCGCCGGTCAGGAAAGCCTCCTCCTCTGCAGCACCGATCCTGCGGGCAAACTCTGCGGAGATATAGTTTTCGAGGTCAAAGACGGAATCGTTCATCAGCTCCTCGGAAACTTTGATCGCAGTGCCCAGCTTATATGCGGACAGGCTGATCTGATCGAAGGTATCGTCGGATTCCGGATACAGGCCGTTTTCTTCCATCCAAGATGCAGTACCATGAGAGGCGACAACCGGGATGGTGTGAGTGCCGGACTGGGTCTGGATAACAGTGGCGAGAGAGCGGAAGAAGTTCTCATCCGTCAGGGCGTCGATCAGGCGCTTCTCATATTCGTCAGGGACAAGGTAGCCGCCATTAGCGTCTGTGCCGACCTCCAGTACGTTCTGGACATCGTAGTAATTGCGCTTGCGGATGTTGTCCCAGAAGGCCTTCTTGTAGGCAGCGGATGCTCTGCCGGGTTTATCCTCCGGTTCATCCTTTGCGCCGGGCTTTCCAGTGAGCGGAGTGGAGGTTGGAGCGCTCATCATCTTATCGATCTGCTCCTGACGCTGCAGGCGCTCGATATCCTTGGTGAGGTCGGTGACTTCCTTTTCCATCTTGTCGTAGGTTGCGGCATCCTCCGCAGAGACCATGCCGCCATTCTGGGAGTGGGT